CGCCTGATGGCCGACTTGGTCAAGGATTCGGTCAAGGATGGTCAAGACAAGGTCAATTTCGCGGTCAGTGTTGCGGCCGAGGTCAATGCCAACGTCATCAAGCAGCACCAACGCGATGCCGGCGTGACCCGAGCCCTGGTGATGGACATGCTGGCCGAACTCACACTCGCAACGCACAAGGCGCCCGAGATTGCCCGCCTGGCTGAAATCGTGAGCGAGGGCAAGAGCGCCGACCCGACCGACATCGACGAGGCTCGACGCGCTGTGTCAGACATGCTGGACATCCACAAGCGGGTAACAAGCATCCAGAAGCTGGCCGACACCCTGCACAAGCTGCAGCCGCTCGAGCGCCGCGCGCACGGCATCAAGGACGAGGACGGTGACCAGCCCCCGGGCGGCAAGAAGCCACGCGGCACGCTGTTTGAACTGGACGACGATGAACTCGTCGCCGACATCCTTGAGCGCAGGGCCGCCGCGCGCCCAGCGACATGACCCCGACCGACCGGGAGAACGAGTTTCTGCGCCGCGTGGCTGCGCGGCAGACCCTGGCCCAGTTCGCCTTGGGCATTGATGTCCCCGGCAAGCCGATCGCCGAGGATGAAGGCGAGGCCGACTGGCTGTTTGAGCCCATCGAGACGAGCGTGGCGCTGCACCATCGGGTGCTGATGAACCTGCTGGACCGCGTGCACCGCCGCGAGATCAAGCAGGCGATGATCTTCATGCCACCCGGCTCGGCAAAGAGCACGTACACATCTGTGGTCTACCCGGCTTACGCCATGGGTAAGCGCAAGGGCAGCCGTTTCATCCTCGGCAGCTACGCCAGCGCCATCGCCTGGAAGCAGAGCCGGCGCACCCGCAGCATTGTTCGCAGCGCCAAGTACCAGCCAATCTTCAAGACCGGCCTGATGCATGGTAACCAGTCGGTCGAGGAGTGGTCGCTGGACAACGGCAGCGAGTACATGGCCGGCGGCATCTTGGCCGGCATGACCGGAAATCGGGCGACGGACCTGATGATCGACGACCCGACCGCTGGCCGCGAGGACGCAGACAGTTCGACCATGCGCAAGAAGACGCGCGAGGCCTACGAGGACGACCTGAGCACGCGCCTGATGCCGGGCGGGGCCACGGTAATCATCCAGACCCGCTGGCACCAAGACGACCTTTCCGGCGGCATCCTCCCCGTCGATTGGAACGGCGAGAGCGGCTTCGTGCGTGGTCGCGACGGCCTAGAGTGGTACGTGCTGTGCGTGCCAGCCATCGCAGACCGCACAGATGATCCGCTGGGGCGGGCCATCGGCGAGCGCCTGTGGCCGGAATGGTTCACCGAGGACCACTTCGAGCGCTTCAAGGCAAATCAGCGCACTTGGAACGCCCTGTTCCAGCAAAAGCCAACGGCCGACGAGGGCAGCTACTACCGCGAGGATTGGTTCAACGAACGCTGGGAGCGCCTGCCGCATGGCCTGCGCAAGTTCGGATGGTCTGACTACGCCGTGACGCCGGACGGTGGCGACTTTACCGAGCATGGCGTCTTTGGCCTGGACTCATCCGATCGGCTCTACGTCATCGACTGGTGGTGGGGGCAGACTGCATCGGACGTGTGGATAGAGAAGCAGTGCGACTTGATCTACAAGCACAAGCCGCTGATGTGGGGCGCCGAGAAGGGTGTCATCGCGCGTGGCATCACCCCGCACCTGACCAACCGGATGCGGCAGCGCCAACTGACCGAAACCCGCTTGGAGTGGCTGCCAGTGGTCGGCGACAAGCAGGCCATGGGCCGATCCGCTCAAGCGATGGCCAGTATGGGGAGCATCATCTTCCCGGCCCGCAGCGGCTTCCACGAGCGCGTGATATCGCAGTTAAAAGCGTTTCCGGGCGGCAGCTATGACGACGCGGTGGATGTGCTGGGCGGGGCAGCTCGCGCGATCCCGCTAGTCGGACGGCCGAAGAAGGACAGTCCGATCCCGGCCGGAGCCATCGTCAGCTACGCCCCCGACTCCTACACCGGCATGTAGCCCATCTGTCCACGTGGACAGATAGCGCAAGTGTCCACGTGGACACATAGACCGGCCGCCCACAAACCGCACCACCCGACCCGCCCACGATGCTGGGCATGCTGACGCAAGCCGCCGAAGACCCGCGCCTCACAGCCACCGACCCATCCGGTGAGCCCGACGCCGACGCCGAAGACGAAGCCACCAAGCTGCTGCGCGATGCGCTGGCTACCCAAGTCAGCCGCCGCATCACCGAAGCCATGGACGCGCGACAGTCCAGCGGCATCGAGGAAATCTGGGACGAGGACGCCGACCAGTACGAGGGGATCGACGCCCTGAGCGTGGAAGGCCAAGGCCGGAACGTCAAGGAGCCGAGCAAGGGCGCGGCAGCCAACGACGGCCGCTCAAGGCTGCTGCTGAACGTCACCAAGCCGAAGACCGACGCGGCCGTGGCGCGCGTGCAGGAGATGCTGGTCCCGAACGACGACAAGCCATGGGCGATCGAGCCGACGCCGATTCCTGAGCTTGAGGACGCCAAGCAAGACGCCGAGCGGATGCTGACGCTGGGCGACGGCACGCAGGCCAAGGCCGCCGACGTGGCCGCGGTCGTTATGCAGCGCGCCAGGACCAAGGCCGACAAGATGGCCGACTGGGTGGAAGACCAGTTCGTCGAAGGCTCGGTCTACGCCGAGCTGCGCAAGGTGGTCCGCGATGCGGGCAAGCTGGGCACGGGCTGCCTCAAAGGGCCGTTCCCAGTCGTGAAGACCGAGCGCAAGTGGCATCTAGAGGGCAACGTGGCGATGCTCCAGATCGCCGAGAAGACCAGCCCGACCAGCAAGCGCGTGGACATCCGCGACTGCTTCCCCGACCCGGCGTGCGGCGAGAACATCCACGAGGGCAGCTACTTCGTCGAGCGCGACTACATGACGGCCAGGCAACTGCGCCGGCTTGCCAAGGTCGAGGGCTACGACTCCACGGCCATCGCCCAAGCCCTGAAGGAAGGCCCGAGCAAGAACGCCCGGGACGCCAAGCGCTTCCGCGACGTGGCCGGCGAGACGGTGAACGACTCCGACGTGTTCGAGGTCTTCCACTACTACGGTGACGTGGACCCCGAGACGCTGCTGGCAATGGGCGTCGGCAAGGACACCGTCCGCGAGGACGATCTGTACCTCGCCAGCGTGCCGAGCATCGTGACGATGCTGAACGACAGGCCGATCAAGGCCGCGATCAACCCGCTCGAGACAGGCGAGTTCCCTTACGACTTCTTCCCCTGGGAAATCGTGGACGGGCAGCCGTGGGGCCGGGGCGTGCCGCGCAAGATGAAGGCCGCGCAGCTCATGCTGACCGCCGCGGTGCGGGCGTTGATGGAGAACGGCGGTCTGTCCAAGGGGCCGCTTGTTGCCATCAGCGAGGGCCTGGTGCCGTTGAATGGGCCGTATGCCATTCAGGGCCGATCGCTGTGGAAGTTCACCCCCACCGAGTCCAACGCCGACATCAACAAGGCCATGGCGGTATGGAACATCCCATCCGCCCAGCGCGAGCTGTCCGCGATCGTGGACTTCGCCCTGAAGATGGCCGACGAACTCACGAACCTACCGATGCTGCTGCAAGGCCAGCAGGGCACTGCGCCGGACTTGGTGAAGGGCATGCAGATGCTCATGGCCAACGCCAGCGCACCGCTGCGCGTCATCGCCAAGCAGTTCGACGACTTCCTCATCGTGCCGCACCTGCGCCGGTACTACGACTGGGGCATGCAGTCAGGCCCCGAGGACGCCAAGGGCGACTTGCAGGTGAAGGCCCGCGGCAGCACGGCGCTGATCCAGCGCGAGTTTGCGCGTGAAGTGCTGGCGCAGACCTACCCGATGACGCAGGACGAGCGCCTGAAGATCGACCCGGCCAAGTGGGCGTCCGAGTTCTTCAAGGCGCACGGCTTCAACCTGGCCGGCATCCAGTACGACGAGGACACGTGGAAGGCCATGCAGGAGCAGAAGGCGCAGCAGCAGCCGCCTGTGGAGCCTGCGGTGCAGGCCGCGCAGATCCGGGCCGAGGTCGAGAACGCCAAGATGCAGATGCAGGCGCAGCAAGCCGGCTTCGACCGCGAGGTGGACCTTCTCGTCAACCAGATGAAGGTTCAGGTGCAGGCGATGGAGTTCTCCGGCAACCGCGACATCAGCATGGCCCAGGTGGGTGCGCTGCTGGACCGCTTGAAGGCCGACCTCGCCAAAGCTGCGATGGCCAGCCGCGACAAGCGCGAGTTGTTCCTAGCCGAGCGCCAACTGAAGCTGGACCCGGCCAACCCCACCAACGAGGGCCTCTGAAGTGTCCACGTGGACACATGAGGACTTCCGCACCCAGACATGGGAGCGCGTGGTCGCGTGGCTCGAGCACGAGCGCGCCGACTGCATCACCGAACTGATCCGCCCACAAACCGACGAGACGGTGACTCACAGACTGCGCGGCAGGATCAAACAGATCGACAGATTGCTGGCTCTGCCCAAGAAGGCAGACCCAGCGCAGGCAGCGGCTCCAGCAATGCAGCCGCACGTGATTGACGACTACTGAGTGCAACCCTATGTCCACGGAGACGACCCAAGCAGACCTGGACGCCGCGTTTGAAGGCGGCTTCGACGATGAGCAGCCGGCCTCTGCGCCCGCTGCTGAACAAGCCGCGCCCAACAGCCCGGCCGACGACGAAGTGCCGAAGACCGACGACCCTGGCAGCGAGGGCGACGACGAGTTGGCTGGCCTTCCCCCGAAGGTCCGCGCGATGCTCGACGAATTCCAGCAGATCAAGCAGGCCGTCGCGGCGGTTCCCGGTCTGGAGCAGCGGCTCCGCAAGACTGAGGGCCGGATCGGCGACCTGAACACGCGACTGCCCGCGCCTACGCCGCCGGCACCGCCCAAGCTGGAAAAGGTCGAGCGAGTACGCGCCGAACTACCCGAAGTGGCCGAGGCCATGGAGGAGTTCTTTGAGCACCACCTCAAGCAGCAGCCGGTGCAGACGCCGGCCGCAGGCAACAGCGACACCGACACGCCGATCCTGGCCCAAGAGTTCCCGCAGTGGGAGCAAACGGCCGCGAGCGATGGCTTCTCGAAGTGGCTCGACACGCAACAGGCCGAATACGCCCAGCGCGTGAAGTCCACGACGAGCGAAGCGGTGATGCTGGCGGCGCTGACGCGCTACGAGGCGGCAAAGGAGTTCGAGCGCAAGCAGGCCGAGCAGGCCAGCGCCAGCGCACAGAGGGTTGCACAGACCAGGCAGAGCCGGGCATCCGCCGCCGCAGTCCCGCAAGGGGCAGGCAGGCGGGCGCCGACTCCCGCATCAACCCTGGACGACGCATTCGAGGCCGGTTTCCGCGGCACGTGAGTTGTCCGACCTGAAAGACCATCATGGCCATCCAGACCCTTGCATCTCCGGTGGAGATGCGCACCGCCAAGTTCGCTGGCGAAGTGCTCAAGCACGTGATCCCGCAGGAAGTTCTCGGCCGCATCGGCGTCTCCAACAAGAAGCAGATCCCGAAGAACAAGTCCGAGAACATCGAGTTCATCCGCTACCTGCCGACCGGCGCCACGCCGGCCAACCCCAACCGCTGGAACGTCGATCCCGTCGCGCACCGCCTCAACGAAGGCGAGACGCCCGCGGGTGAAACCGTCACGGCGCAGAAGATCCTCGCCACGCTGCAGGAGTACGGTGTCCTCTACAAGTACACCAACCGCACGGCGGACATGCACGAGGACGACATCCCGGGCGAGATGAAGCGCCTGACGGGTGAGCGCTTCGGCCTGCTGATGGAGCAGATCCGCTACGGCGTGATCCGCGGCGGCACCAACCGCTTCTTCTCGGGCGCCCCGGCTGTCACGGCGCGCGGCAGCGTCATCGCCACGGTATCGGCAAACAACCTGCGCAACATCGCGCGGTCGATGTCGAACAACCTGGCAATGAAGGTGACGGACATCCTGTCGCCCAGCACCAAGATTGGCACCCAGTCCATCGAGGCCGCGTTCATCGTCGTGTGCCACAGCGACGTGGAAGCCGACCTGCGGGCTCTGAGCGCCAGCGGCTCTACGTTCATCCACATCAGCGAGTACGGTGATCGCAAGCCGATCCACCCGAACGAGCTGGGTTCGTGGGAGCAGTTCCGCTTCGTGACCTCGCCGCACCTGGCCCCGTTCCTCAACGCCGGCGGCACCACCACGGCCAACACCCGCCTGGCCGGTGGCGTGCCGAACTCGGCCGGTACCGAGAACGTGGACGTGTACCCGCTGCTGGTGATGTCCGAAGGCTGCTTCGGCGACGTGATGCTGCGCGGGCGCGAGTCCTTCAGCGTGACGCACATCAGCCCGGGTGAGAAGACCAAGGACGACCCGCTCGGCCAGCGTGGCTACGTGGGCGCACAGGCGTACTTCACCGCCGTGCGTCTCAACGAGGGCCACATGGCTGTCTACGAGGCCGCCGTCAGCTCGCTCTGATGAGCACAGCCGGGCTCTGATGAGTCCGGCTTCCTCAACCCAACAAGGAACTCAACACCATGAACTCCCGCGACAACGTGTGCCTCACTTCGGCTGGTCTGGCCGAAGGCACCAACGCCAACACCTACCAGATCCTGCGTGCCTTCGACGCGATCATCAACAACCGCAACATCCGCCGGGCCGCAGCAGACAACCTGACGTTCGTGGCCTTCACCGGCACGAGCTTCACCGCGCAGTCTGCCGGCACCATCGCCGCGTACTTCTTCATGATGGACGCTGCCGGTACTGTGACGGTGATCCAGTCGCCAATCCGCGTGCGCCCCGGCTTGGCCGCCTACGAGGCCGGCGTCTGGGAATGGCCCGACCGCGACAACTTCGTCTGCATCGGTGCCCTGACCGTTCGCACCAACGGCACGGCGACCTTCACGCCCAACTCGATCGACCTGGGCGCCACAGACGTGGTGGACGTGTTCATCGACGCCACGCCGGACGTGACCAGCAAGCCCGTCGCCTATTGACGGCGCACCGCGGCGCAAGCCGCATGGGGCCGGGCATGGTGCTCGGCCCCGATCTTCAAGGAGCCAAGATGGCACGAGCTGCAGCCCATTCCACCGACCACCTGAACACCCGCACCGAGGACGTGACCTTTGCCGAGCGGCCGGGCCTGTCCTTCGATGACTGCGCCAGCGCCAACTACGCCTTTGGCTCCAAGATCGAGCTGGTGTCCGAGCGCGAGTGGAAGACGGCCGAAGACGCCGAGCGCTTCTACAACGAGCGCCTGGACATCGAGATTCACCAGACCGGCGACCGCAACGCGCCGATCTTCGCCGAGGTGGGCGTCAACGGGCACATGGTCTGGTTCCCCCGCGGCCAGCGCATCAACAACGTGCCGCGCAAGTTCGTGGAGTCGTTGGCACGCAGCCAGGACCACACGTTCCGCAGCGTCCACGAGCGCAACCCGGACGTGGACAGCCAGATGAAGACGCAGCGCACGCGATCCACGGCCTACGGCTTGTCGATCCTGCGCGACCCGAACCCGAAGGGCCGCGAATGGCTCGAGCGCGTGGTCCGCGAGGGCTGACGTGAACTACC